GTAGATTCTAAGTTGTGAGAGACTTAGGAGAGACCCAACCGTTTCATCCAGCTCATCAGAGCAGTAGGACGGTTTCCGTGACTAGCAGAAATTGGCGATATCTTTAATGAAGAATCATTAAAGACAACATCAATATTCTTTCCCAGCAAGTGAGATAGAGGCACAAGGTGCATACCTAACTTACTGGTAAGATCTGCTGCTCTCTGGTCGAGAGCTAGGCCTTTAAGAGTAACGAATTTGTTCTCTTGACGGTCAATCCACTTATTGAACTTGGAACTCATATAGAGATTCCGAATCCGATAAGTAGTATAATCCATCAGAAGAGGCTTTGGTTGTTTATCTAGGAGGTGAATCCACTTGCGGATACGTTCCGCAAGGGGAATACCATCTGGATTAAAACCTAAACCATTGAGAAAATCAGGAACAGTAGCTAACTGTTTCAAAACTTTTCTTTGATTAGGTTTAAATAACCAAAGGGAATTCGGTCCAAGTTGTCGGGCAAGATCGACAAATGAATCATCGGAAAGGTGTCGATGTTTCATTTGAACGATGACTTTGTTGGGAGTAATAATACGCCCAGCAAATTCAGCTAACAAATTGGATTGAATACTCTTTTGTGCAGAGATTTTACAACCAATATTATTCATAAAGGTGTAATAATCTTCTGCAAGGCGCTGGTCAAGGATGACTACATCATCACCGAGGATATAGAACTCACCTGAATAAGGTTTGTTCAATAAACCAAGGAGAATGATGCCATGAGAAAGTGCAAAACATGCAAAAGAAGGGAAAAGCCCTAAGGGCTGACCACTCTTCCATGTAATTGTACCTCTGTTACGATAATACCAAGAACCACGAGAGATCTCTCTAAAGAGGTCAATGTGATCCTTGTTATCAGGTAATAGAGTCTCAAGGATTTTGAGTTGAATAGTGAATGGAAATAAATCCGTTGCATTACTCAAATCAAAACAAGTCACCATCTGACTGTCTTGAAGGGCTTTCTGAACGGGTGCCCAGGCAAGAGTCTGATCAAAGGTACAATCCCATGGTAAACGTTTAAGTAAACCATAGAGATAGTTGCCTAAAGGACCCAGGACTTGTTGAAAAACACGTCCGGGGTTGGCTACAGCGCGAAGCTTGTAACCAGATTCCTGAATCAGACCAATGCGACCTACGATGAAATCATTTGAACGATTAGTCACAAATGATGTTCCTTTTCTTAGTGCAAAGTAATCAGAGTTACCTCCAATGACTTTGTCATATAAGTGATGGAACCTCCGGTAATGCGAAGCATTACCACGAGTACATCGGAGAAAATCCAGTGAATCTAATAGAGCCATTTCTTCTGGGAGAGAACTCCCATCAGGTAATGGGGCCTTCTTTTCGGAAGAGGGCATATACTCTAAAATATCACTAGGATCTGGGAGTCGACCATTTAGTCTACCAAGACCACTTAGACGTAATCCTTTTGAGATCACATCTGTGACTTGTTCGACATCATAGTCAACAGGCTCAGAGAGTACAGCTGACAGAAACTTCTGTTCTTGGAGATCAGTTGGATCACCAGAATAGAAGAGACTGTAAGACTGTAGGAGTTGAAGTCCCTTTTCAAATGCATGAGAAGAATTTCTCATCCATCGTTGAAGGGCTCCGACGGAACCAAGGAAAGAATTCTTGGTATGGGATATCCACATAGGCGAGAACGGTAAACCGGCTCGTTGACGGACAATCTCATTTTTGATAGATTTCAATCTACCAACCGTCCACTCCTCCCCAGAATTTTTGGTCCACTTCTCAATATCTTTGAGGAATGGAACAAGAATATCATGTGGGATTCCTAAAGATCTCATACGACTGTAAAAGCTACCGGGTCGTGAAGACAATAAAATTGTCTGCACTGTG